TTTTTGTTTTTTTGTCGCCACTTGTTTGTGCGTTTTTTAGAACACTCAATACATTCTGTTTTATAACCGTCAGAACTGCTTGCTCGTTTATAATATTCGTTATATTTTTTTGTTTGTTTACATTGTGTGCACTGTTTCATAAAACCTCCCGCAAGGTTAAAAAGGGTACTAACTGTGCGGGCAGCGTTCCCCTTAGAACTACACTAAGATGTTAATCAAACATCAGGTACTACAGCTACAAAGCCAGCTTCCGGTCGATAAGCTTGAACACCATACAGACAGTCTGCAACAAACAGGTCTGCAAGATATTCAATTTTCTTATCCGTCTGAACACGCACGTTCATTTGCTCAGCAAGAACGATAGCATCCTTGTGCATCAGGAACGCACCGCGCAGATCAACATCACCGGCAGTGTTGGCAGTAGCGCCTTCAATGACGGGGCAGTTGCTAGACACGTATACGTCAATGCCGTAGACTTGACCGATAAGACCGCTTTGAACAGTACGCGGATCACGGAAGTCAGAGCTAACATAACGCTCAATGCCCATGATCGTGCTACGCAGCGTAGGCGGAATGACAAACACACGGTCGGTCATCGGAACGTCTTCGTCGTCCATCTTCTTAATCAAAGCACGGAAGAAGGCATCGTCAAATACGTCAACAGCCAAAACAGTATCATCAGCATAAGCAGTGATACCATTAGTAGCGTCGTTGAAGTACGTGTTAGCGCCTTCCCAAGCAGTGCCGGTCGGGTCAGAAGCAGAGTCAATCGGCGTTGACATTGCCAGCGTACCAGAACCAAAGCCCGTACCTGCGCGGAAGAGGTCATCGTCAATCTGCTTAGCCAGGGCGTAGCCAGCATCGTCAGTGTAGAACCGACGAAGGCTATCCAGAGCCTGTACAGTAACGATGTCTTCGATCAGACGCGAGTATTCGAAGTGACGGTCGATGCTGATTTGCAGTTCAGACTCAAGGTTAGCTTGAATCGTTACTGCCGTAGCTTCGGCCTTGGCGTTTGCACTACCACGCACCGGCTTCGGTACATGAATTGTGTCGCCCTTCTTACCAACCATCCGCATCTTACGGCAAAGCGGAGCCATTTTCAGACTCTTTTCATAGGAAGCGATAAGCTCGCTCTCCCACAATTCCTACCTGTATTTCAACAGGCTCGACTATAGCATCACAAAAGTTCTATAACTGACTCTTGCGCCTTCTCACTTAGTCTGTGCAGGTCACGCTTCATTAGCTTAAGCTCTTGGCGGATAGCGTCCCGTACTTCTGTACTGACTTGCTTCCCCTTGATTTCGCTTTCTAGCCATAAGCAAAATCTGGCTTGCTCCCTCTTCAGGAAAAGATGATTGACAAGGTTTCTTAAAATCGGACATGCTTGATTGTAGCCTGCCCAAACCAACGAAGTGCTAGACTGCCATTTAGGATTCTTTGATTCTCGGTGTTCAAGAAGACCACCATGTGAATTTTGAATTAATCCTAGTAAGGCTAAAGAATTGTTTGCTAGTCCAATTCTAAGTCTAGGTCTAACATAAACGCCTTGGTTTACCTGAACGTCTATGCAGCCTTCGCCGTCAATCAATCCTGCTAAATACTTCCAACTTAATCGCTTCATACAGGGTCTCCTGTGAACTGCGTGTGTTAGTCTGTCGTGTTCCTTCTGATTACCGCACCCAAAGTCGGCTTCCAGTTATTCAGAGAAGGTTTTACATCCCCAAATTAAATCAGGCTAGGGATAAATGTTCCAGCAGCAGTTTTGTCTACTACAGCATTAGCTGTAAAGTAGGCACCAGAGGTTTCACCAGCCATTGTTAATCTCCTTTAGATTAATAACCAGTCCCGGCTGTTATGAAATGACTCGTCCTTCAGAAAAGGCTTTTTGAATCTCACTGGATAGTGCTTCATAACGAGCAGGGTCATTTTTAATGAGTTCGATAATGTCACGACGACGGTACTTTTTCTTACCCCGCTGTTCAACGCTGCCCCGTGCTGCACCTGTGCTGGCTTTGCGGACTTCCTGCTTACGAGCTTGCTGGTCAGCACTAGCTGTTTCCTGTGCTTGTTGATTCAATGCTTTCCAAGTGGAAAACAGTTCATCAGCAGCGTCAGTGTCGTAGTTCTGGTCAGCCTGTACAAACAGTTGAGTTCGTACTTTGCTCCCTTTAATCCAATCAGCAAAGCGATTGTCGTTAACAATCTTTTCCATATCTGGATGCTTTGCTTGCAAAGATTGCAGTGCAGTAGTCTGCTTTGCCTGCTGTGCATATTGGTTTGCTTGTTGAACATGAGGGTTAGATTCAATATACTTAGCAACAGCCTTTTCAGGGTCGCTGAAGAAATCTATATCCTCGTCAGCATCATCTTGTTTTGGTGCGTTCTTTTCAGCAAGGTTAGCCCGGATGTAATCATCGACAACACGACGAAGTTCACCTACTTCTGAACTGTGACGACCAAGGAGCTTTTCAGCTTCCTGGTGCATCTGAGCAATTTCCTTGAGAGACTTTCCTTTGTACTTCTCAGGGAGATCATCATTCTGTTCAGTAGTAGTTTCCGTTGCCTGAAGTTGTTCTTCAGCGGTTTCTTCTACGTTGTCGAACTCTTGTTGTTCGTCCGAGTCCTCATTGATAAGAGTAGCCATACCCATACAGGTTACCTCCGCGACTTATGTCGTTCTGGAATTATTAATCTAAAGTAGACTTGGCGGCGTTTTCGTGATGCTTTGCCCATTTGTCCGTTGCAGACGGAAAGTGTCCGCTAAACGGGTCGAGCACGCATCGTACTGCGCTGACTACTTTGTTTGCTTCGCCACCACAACTGCACCCCGCTGTAGTGGTGTTACTTTCAACCAAACGCTCAAACTTGTCGTTACACTCAGGGCAACGAAACTCACGGTAGAGCCTCATTGCTGGATGTCCTCAAAAGCAACTTTGAGTGAGTCTTCAAGATTAGCAAGGTTGTTAAGGACTTGTAGTTGACCCTTTCGGTGCCACAAGTCGTCGTTTCCATCCGCCATATTAATATTATTTACTGTGGCGATGGTTTCTTTGATTTCTTCCTGTAGTTGTTTCCAACCTTCAGTACGAAAAAGATCAAAGAAATTCCTGTAATATTTCTCTGTTTCTTTGTCCATGGCTTGACTCCTTGGAGAAACTGTGTTATATACCTATATTATACACGATTTTTAAGCAAATGTCAATAGTTTTGTGAAATATTACCGCTTTTTCTTTTTCTTTGCTGCTTTAGCTTTCTTAGCGGCTGCTTTGCCCTTCTTAGTGTATGAGTATTTCTTACCATCTACCATTGGCATATGTCTCTCCTATGCGGCTCTGGGTCGTCCAGGTGTCTTTTTAGCTTCAAGTTCATCAACACGCTTAACAAGCTCATCAATGCGTGCATTGGACTTTTCAAAAGCATCATTAATCTGCTTAACAATCTTATTCATTTCAGTGGGGGTCATCATTGTGATTGTCCTCCTTGTTGTTGCGGTTGTGATTTAAGTTCGCGCATAACATCAAGTTTCATTTTGTCGTTATGCTCAGTCTTTTTAAGGTCGATTTTCTCCTGTTCAAGGATTTTGTCGATAACGGCCATTCTACGCTGGAAGTCTGCGGCTTCTGCGTTGTTTTCTAGGTCGCCCATAGCAGAGCGCATAAGGTCTGCCCTAGCCTTCAGCGGCTCAAGTTCAGCTTCAATAGCGGCCTTGGCTGCACGGGCGTTAGAGTAAGCAGCTTCAGCATTGATAGCATTAGTCTGGCTTTGCTGGAACTCAAGTTGTGCCTGCTGCATTGCTTGCTGCTGTGCCTGTGCTTGCGGGTTAGGTTGTGAAGCCTGTTGCAGAACGCTGGTAAGCTCCTCACGATTGCTCAGATTCATATTCTCTACAATGCTCTGAATCAGCGCCGGGTAAAGCGGTGACTCAGGAGACATAGTTTGCAGCAACTGGGTAAGTTGCGTAACTTCATACTCACGGGCGATAATACCCAGAGTAGACGTAGCGTTGAATTTGTAATCAGACACGGGGTAATGTTCAGGATCATACTGCATATACCGCCATGCTGCTTTCTCAACGAACGGCAACAGGAAACTTTGCTGGAAATTAATCAGTGTTCGCTTCTGACGCTTGATAATAGCGCCCAGGCTCATTGAAATGCCCGCTGCTGTAGCTTCTCCGTTAATTTGTCCGGCAATGCCAGCAGAGTCAACAGCGCCTGTAGCTTGCTGTACCATCTGTTGAAGGGCACCTGCTTGTGCAAAGGTGATCTGACTAACTTCACCAAAGTTAAACGGCTTCAGAACTTGACCGGGATCACCATTAGTCAGAAGAATCTTACCGGGACGGATTTCAGGCTTATGTCCACGAGGAATCCTTGTTGCATCCATTGCCATCATCGGATGCACAGTAAGACCCAGAGCATCAATACGAGCACGGATTTCAGCATCAAGAGCTTTTTGACTGTTATAACCTTTCTCGCAAACACCCCTGCCCCAGAACCGCCCAGGAACAACATCCCAAGGGAAAGCAACAATAGGACGATCCTGCATCATGTACGGGTTAGCTTCTGCTTTGAGGAGAACGCCGCCGTTAGCAATAACAATAACAGCTTCAGTGTAGGCGGTGTCCTCAGTTTCACCGTCAAACAGTTCTGTGTTTTCCAGCAGCTTTGTAGGAACAAG